CCGAGGTCAGGGAACGGCTTGTGGCTCGTCTGAGGGGGCGTGGGGAAGGCGTTGGTGCCGTACAGGTTCGAGAACTGCGCGTCGTACGACGCGAAATCCCATTTGTCGGATCCGGGAGCAGCGGCCAGGCTGTTGTTCCGGTAGCAGGCGATCATCAATTCGTCACCCTTGGCGACCGTGTAGTAAGGCCGGAACAACGAGTACGGGGCCAGGTTCGATACCGCTGGATCGATGATGCCCTGCTGAAACGCGCCGAGCGGATTGAACCCATTCGGCGGCGGCGGCGCAGTCGGAGGCAACGGGAACGCATTGGCGAAGTTCGGCGCCGCGTTCGGCGGCAGCAGTGGTAGCCCCGCCGTCACGAGCACCTCCGCCGTGTCGCTTGGCACGTCGATGGTTTCGGTGCGCAGGTTCCCTTGAGAAGCTCCCGGCTGGGTGATGATGCCCGGGGTTGGGGGTACCGACAACGCCGGCTCGGGCTGCTGGTACACCACCGTCTCGGTCGCTGCCGGCAGCACGAATCGATCGGGCGACGACGGGGCAAGATACGAGTCGGGAGCACCCACCGCTTCCTTGGACAGGTGGTACGGGAGGCGGCGGCGCTGAAAGTCGCCCACGTTCCGCAGCCGCCAAATCAGCACGTACTTGTAGTCGAAGATTGGGATCCCCTCGGCCGCGCCGACCACTGCGGGGAACCAGAGCGCCATCTTGGCTCCCATCGGCACCGGGAGCCCCTTGAGCAGGTAAGGCGAGAACCCCGGCTTGCCCGCGTCGTCGTCGAGCGTGCCGGGGAACACGATCGGCGTGAAGATCGAGTGCCCCTGGTAGCGAGCCTCGAAACCCTCGAACGGGCGCAGCACGGAGGCCACGGTGAACTGTGCGTCTGCAAGTACGTTCTGACTCACGGTGTCTCTCCAGTGCTTTTCGCGTAGACCCTGTACGCAAGGTATCCCCCGAGCAACGCCCCGAACAGCGCGAGCGAAGCGCTCGTGCCCGCGTCTTGTCGTACGTTCGGATCGGGGTCGCTCCACCCGCGCGTGGCGCGCAGCGTGTTGCGCGCAGCGCCGACGAGCAGGAGCCCGGCTCCCGCGCCCATGGGCCCGCCCAGCCAGAACCCGGTGCCGGTGCCGGCGGTCGCCAGGACCAGACCCACGCCCGCGCCACGCCGCGCCGCGCGGTACGCTTCGGGCGGCGCCGCGGGCAAGGGCAGCAGCGTGGGCGCCGCGACCATGGCAGACGGAGGCGCCGACGCCGGATCAAGTCCGAAGGCCGTCAACGGAGAGGGCGCGAAGTCATCCATGCCGACCTACAGCATACCGAACGGCCCCCCAGGTGGAAAGTTTCGCGCTTTCAGCGCTGGCGGACCGACGGATCGGGGGGTGTCGGGGGCTCCAACGAGGCAACCCGCACCGCAGGTTTTCTGATCAGGGCGGCCGGCATGGGCACGTCTTTGCCGTCACGCAAGCTGTTCACGACGGTTTCGTGGCCGGCGATGGCGAGAAAGGCGGACACGAGCCCGCCGAGCACCGCGTCACGCCAGGGCGTGCCGGTCGATGCGGCCTGGAGCACACCGCTCACCACCCCGAGCCCCACCGCGAGCACGGGGCGCCAGCGCGCGGGGATCGCAAATGGCGGGAACCGCGTGTCCTCCTTCAGTAGACGCACGAGCAGGCCGATGACCAGGGCGGAGAGGGCGACCCACTGGTGCTTGGCGATCAGGTCGAGGTAGGGCTGTGCGTCCATGCCCCGAGGCTACGCGACTCGCCACGACCGTCAAGTTTTCGGGGCGGCGGTCAACGGGAGGGAAAGTAAGCCCAGCAGATCAGTGCCAGCGTGCGGCGCGTAGGCACTCCGTCCACGAACGCGGGTTCGCTGTGAGCACGCATCTGAGCGACGTGGCGCTTCACGAATCCGTCGCGCTTGCGCTGCCAGTGTTCCGAGAGGCGCATCGGATCGCCTCCCGCCGCCTTGTACGCAGCGATGAACCCGCCAGGTCCGCGCGCCACTTTCGACACGCCGAGCGCTTTCGCGTAGGGCACGAAACTCACCACGTCACGCAAGCTCATGTACGGGTAGGTCACCGCTCACTTGTGCTCCCCGCACACCGTCGTGACCCAGCCGCCGCGCCCGCCGCACCAGGCCGGAGCCCCGCACTGCTCACAGATCCGGTAGCTCTGCTCCTCTGCGATGCGGATCAGGGCAAACGCTTGCTCTGGCGCCCCTTCCTCGACGTAGAAGCGCAGACCCCCGAACTTGCTCTTGCACTGCGTGCACCGCACGGTCGGGTGCTCGACGGACAGGACCGCGCACAGCACCTTCACGAGCGTCTCCCAGCCGGGCGGACAGTCCGAGTACCGAAGGTCGGTGCCCGCGAACAGCGTCGGGTACGCCGCGGCCAGGCGCTCGATCGGCGTCATGCTCACTCCTTGACCAGCACGCTCACGCCGACTTTCCCGGCGGCGTGCTTTTCGACGACGAGCAACCACTTCTCGATGGGGAATTGCGCACCCGGGCCGTAGCCGCCGGGCCCGAGATTCGCGACCACGATTGCTGCCTCTTGTTGCACCTTCGGCGGCACTTCGGCTGGGCCGGCGCGCCGGAAACCCGGGTGCGCCTTCTTCTCATTGTCGGGGCGCGTCGCCATCACCTTGAGCCACCGATCCGCTCGCTCCCACTCGCGGTCGGTGGGCTTGCACTTGCCTCCGCTCGCGTAGCTGGCAAACGTCATGGCCACCCGGCGGCGGTCAGCACGCTGTCCGTTGAACACGCCGCACTGCTTCGCTTGCGCGATGAGCACGCGGAGGCCGTACTGCGCACAGAGGTGCGTCTGGTCGGTTCCAAGCCCGACGAGCCTCTCCCACACGTCCTGCGGCACGATGCCGGAGCTATGCAACTGCATCCCGCAGCGAGCCAATCCGCGATCCTGGTTCCAGAGCGGATGCTGCTCCCCCGCGTGCACGCGCCGATCGAACAGCGTCTCGCCATGCCAGATGATCGCGCCCGCGGCCGCAAGCTCGGTCTGCGACCAGCCGCTGCCGTTTGCCAGCGTCCTTGATTCCTCGACAAACGACGTGGCCACTTCACCTACGCGCGCCCGGTACTCCTCGCGCGTCTCTCCCGGGGCGTGCGACCCAGGGATCTTCAGTAGCTCTACGGTGAGCCAGCCTACGATGATGGCGTTCTTCATGGAGTCGAACTCTGCGAACGAACGGTCGCCTGGTCAAGCCTCACGTCGGCTCGATCCAGTCCGGGTACGACTCAGCGCCGCCGCGCTGGTTCGGCTTCATGCCGCCGCCGGTGATCGCGCCGAAGATTTCGTCGGCGGCATCCTCCTGCGTCATCACGATGCCCTCCATCACGCCGCCCGCCGTTCTGATCTTGTTGGTCAGCATTTCACCGAACGCCTCGTCCAGCGTGCCGGGTGCGTCGTAGTAGGTGATGGTGACCTGATTCTTCTGACCGATGCGATGAATCCGGTCCTCGGCCTGCGCCAGATGGGCCGGGCTCCACGTGCGCTCGATGAAGAACATATCCTGCGCACGGGTGAGCGTGAGCCCCTCGCGCGCCGCACCGATCGACAGCACCAGAATGTCGTAGTAGTCGCGCTGCTCCGGCGGTGCGCTTTCCGGCACGCCCGTCTGAAATCGCACCTTGGTTTCCTCACGGTCCTCGTTGCTCGGGATCGCTCCGACGCGGTAGTTCAGCGCCTTGAGCCCGCTGATCAGGGCCTCCTGCACGTCGCGGTGGTTCGCGAAGATGATCAACGGCCGATGCGTGCTCTCCCAGTGCTGCTGCACCTCCTCCATGAACGCCTCGACCTTGCCCACGCCGGTGAGGTGACTCAGCGTCGTCATCTTGACGAGCGCCTTCGCCCTCTCCGCCTTCTCCATCGCCGCCCAGCCGCCGCGAGCGCGGATGAAGCCGAACAAGTCCCGCGCAGCGTGCTCGTACTGCTTGGCCGTCGCATCGTCGAGCGAGATCAGCTTGGTGCAACGCAGCTTCTCCGGCAGGTTCAGAAGCTCCTTGGTCTTGCGCAGCATGTACCTGCCGTTGATCCGCTCGTGAAGCCCCAGAAGGTTCGACGCCCCTTCATAGGTCCAGACGTGCTTGCTGCCCGTCCACACTTCCTGCGGATCGCAGTACGCCTCGCCGAAGGGCTTGAACTTCGGAAACTCGTTTGGCGCGACGAGGTGAAGCTGCCCGAACATTTCGCAGGGGCTCTTGTTATCCATGGGCGTGCCGGTGAGACAGAATCGCCGAGGGATGGGTTGCGCGACCTCCCACACCGCGATGGCGCGCGCGCTACCGGTCGGAACCGTGCGCCACTCGCCCGTCTTTTCGTTCTTCCGCGGACCGAGCTTGAAGTTTTTGATGTAGTGGCTCTCGTCCACGATCAGCGTCTTGAACCCGCGCGCCTGAAACTTCTCCACGTAGCGGGACAGAATGTCGTAGTTCACCACGGTCACGTCCGCCTTTGCGGCCGCCGCAAGCGTCGCCTCCTCGCGCTTCTTTCCTGTCTCGACCGCAACCGCCGTCAGGTCCGGGCGCCACATGGTGACTTCCTTGACCCAGTTGGCCTTCAGCGACTTCGGACACACGACCAGCGCCGGGTAGTCCGCCGCGACGATCGCGCAGGCGGTCTTGCCGAGGCCCATGTCGTACGCGAGCAGACCGGAGCCCTGCTGGCAGAGCCAGAGCACGCCCTCGCGTTGATGCGGCATGAGCCGCTCCGGCATGTCGCGCTGCACGGCAGCGGGCCGCGCCGGCTTGTCGGTCGTCTCCACAACCTGCGCCACCTCCGCCTCGGTGGGCGGCGTCACCTCCACGTCACGCATCCCGGCCGTGACGCCACCGTATTTCTTGCCGTGCAGGTAGCCGTTTTCCTTCCGCCTGCTCTCGGCCGCCTGCTCGGGTGTCAGCAGGATCGTGCGCACCCGGTCGGGGCTGATCCACGCGACGATCATCGGCTTGCCCTTCAGGTACACCGTGTCGCCCGACTCCAGGCTCGCCGCGTCCTTCGGGAGCTTGCCTGGCTCCTGCTGCACGGCGACCTCTGGGCCCACGCCAACTGGCGCCTGCGCGGTCGCCGGCTGCGGCACCGGCATCCGGTCGTTCGGGACGATGAACGTCTCTCCGCTCGGGAGCACACCGAGCTTGCCGGCCATGGTCGGCACAAGCGCGTTCAGGATCTTGATCCACTGCACGTCGTTCCCGGGAAACGTCGTGTGCCAGGCGCCGCGCTGATCTTTCTGGTTCCTAGCCCCGGCTGCCTTCAGGGCGTTGTTCGTCTCGAACCAGACGTTCTTCGCGTCGATGTACGGAAGCTCGATTTCCCATGACCCGGCCTGCGCGGCGCGCACGACGATCCCCTTGGGCCTCTGTCGGCCGACGGGATTGCCCTCCTCGTCGAATTCCCGGCCCTCGATGAACACAGCTTGCAGCGCTCGCGCCGTGCCGAGAAAGCCCAGCGCCGTAGCAATCTCCATCGTCGCGCCGACGTAGTGGGCGTAGTCGCTGGCGCGTGTCTCCCAGGCGCGGCCCGCGGCATGGATCGCAGCGCTCAGGGCCCTCTGCCAGTCGTCGCCCTTGGCTTGCACGACCTCCACGAGCGAAGGCGGAGCCGTTTCCAACGCCCGCTCGAAAGCCGCCATGTTCCGTGGCCCCGCCTCGACGAACACCTGATGTCTCTCCGCGCAAGTATCGCCGCACCCCTGCTCGACGCTCGACGGGGTCCGTAGCGCGCGGTTGCAAAAGATGCAGTGCGTGGCCAGCATCCGGGTGCCGCCCTCCTCCTCGTAGCCGTTCGGCATCATGCCCCGGTGCTCGTGCTCGCTCTCGTGCAGTTCTTCGTATTGCATTGGGTTGCTCTCGTTTCCGGGGATCTACCGCGTGCTGCCACTGCTGTCAAGTCGCGCGCGCTCCCGCATACACCAGCGGGCCAGCAGGGGGTCGCCGGTCACGATGGCCTCCCGGTGCATCCGGGTGACCTCGCGCAGGTACTCGGCCCGAAATTCCGGGTCGGCCAACTGCACTTCGCACCAGCTTTCGGCTCGGGAGTCGGACACGGCGGGGCCCAGCCTACCGCCAGGCCGGCACCCGGCGCTACTTTTCGGTCACGAGCCATCTTCGGGGTCGAACGTCTCCATGGTCGCCGTGAAGCCGGCCAGCGCCAGCACGGCGCGCTCGTCCTGCGCTTCCGCCACGCTCGGCACCCAGTAGCGCACGTGCTCG